ACGACATTCGTGCTGGATGCGCTGGAGCAGGCGTTGTGGGCCCGTCGTCCGTCTGGCACCATCCATCACAGCGATAAAGGCTCTCAGTATGTGTCACTGGCCTATACGGAGCGACTAAAAGAAGCCGGATTACTGGCATCAACAGGGAGTACAGGCGACTCGTATGACAACGCGATGGCTGAGAGCATCAATGGTCTTTACAAAGCGGAGGTAATACACCGTAAGAGCTGGAAAAACCGTGCAGAAGTGGAACTGGCCACACTAACGTGGGTGGACTGGTATAACAATCGACGATTGCTGGGAAGGCTGGGCCATACTCCTCCGGCAGAAGCAGAAAAAGCTTATTATGCTTCCATCGGAAACGATGATCTGGCAGCCTGAGTTCACAGATAAAACACTCTCCAGGAAACCCGGGGCGGTTCACAGATATTGAATATAACTTTGGACACAACCAAGAAACAGAAAATTGGGTATTTTATTAGTACGAATAAGCACTGTGTATTCATTCCAGCGAGTGAATACACGGAGCAATGTCGCTCGTAACTAAACAGGAGCCGACTTGTTCTGATTATTGGAAATCTTCTTTGCCCTCCAGTGTGAGGGCCTTTTTATATGCATACCAATAACGCTTCACTCGAGGCGTTTTTCGTTATGTATAAATAAGGAGCACACCATGCAATATGCCATTGCAGGGTGGCCTGTTGCTGGCTGCCCTTCCGAATCTTTACTTGAGCGAATCACCCGTAAATTACGTGACGGATGGAAACGCCTTATCGACATACTTAATCAGCCAGGAGTTCCAAAAAATGGATAAAACACTTATGGCTATCCAGACTAAATTCACTATCGCCACTTTTATTGGCGATGAAAAGATGTTTCGTGAAGCCGTAGAAGCCTACAGAAAATGGAGGTCAAAATGATTCCGGTAGAACTGGCGAAAACCCCAGAGTTAAGTCGATTAAAAAGAGAGTATCACATTGCTGAGGCTCGTTACTGGCGTAAAGCGGGAGATAAATCAAAGAAACAACTTTGCTTATGGCAGGCACAAAGAGAGCGCATGAATGAGCGCGAATTTCTTTCCTCCCCATCCGAATTACCATTCTGAGGTGAATTATGGGAACTGCGATATTAATACTCGGTGAGTCTGGCACCGGAAAATCAACCAGCATGAGAAATATCAATCCAGAGGAAGCAATACTTATAAAACCAATAGGCAAGCCGCTACCATTTAAATCAAAAAACTGGCTTGCATGGGATGCCAGAGCAAAAAAAGGAACCGTAGTTACCACTGACAAATGGGACGTAATAGTTGCTGTAATTAAGCGTGCTCACGAATACGGAAAAAGAATCGTTATTGTTGATGACTTCCAGTATGTGATGAGCAATGAGTTTATGCGCCGCTCAGAAGAAAAATCGTTTGATAAATTTACTGAGATAGGCCGCCACGCATGGGAGGTCATTAAGGCTGCACAGGATGCGCCTGATGACCTGAGAGTCTATTTTCTTGCGCACACCGAAGAAACCCCTATGGGGCGCGTGAAAATGAAGACTATCGGCAAAATGCTGGACGAGAAAATCACTGTCGAAGGCATGTTTACTATAGTTCTTCGCACTCTTACCCGCGATGACCAGTTCTTTTTCACCACGAAAAACAACGGTGCAGACACTGTTAAATCCCCAATGGGAATGTTTGATTCCAATGAGATTGATAACGATCTCTCTTTCGTCGATGCCACTGTTTGTGATTACTACGGCATCAATAATGTTCATCAAATTAAGGAAAACGCCGCATGAGCAACGTAATTTTTACTTATAACGAAGAAGCAGCACTGACCGCAGGGCAAGGTGGTTTTATTAACGAAACTGGCGCTTACATAATTACCATTACTGAAGCAGAACTCAAGCAATCAGAAAAAGGAGCCAAATTTATTGAGTTTTCTGGAGAATCCGACGACGGACGTAAAATCCAGTATCTTAGCGTCTGTGTTCAGAAAAATGACGGCACGGAAAACAAATTTGGCGCAAATGTCGTTCACGCCATGATGGGGTGTGCCGGGATTGGACAATTAACGCAACATATGGTTTCCGCCAGTAAATTTGTTGCACCTGAATTTCATGGAAAGAAAATCGGGTTAGTGCTCCAGAAAGTATTAACCACAAACAAAAAGACTGGCGCAGACAGCTACCAGATGGAAATACGCATCCCGTTTATTGCACAAACAGGTCAAACCCTTAAAGAAAAGGCAGAAGGCAAGCAACCAGAAACTATCGCCAACATGGTTGCCAGCCTCAAAGATAAAGACAATCGCTCTAAAAACGTAAGCCATAATCATGCAGATGATTATGGTTACAGCCAGAACGATTACCCTCCTTTCTGATTACTGAAAATAAGGCTCCCATTATGCCAGCGCCTCTGTATGGTGCGGATGACCCGCGCAACTGCTCCGGTAGCTCCAAGGCGGAGGTGCTGGGAAATATCAAAAACAATTTCGACGCGTTTCTTGCTCTGACACCAGAAACAAAAGCAGAACGGATGTACCGACGCGATATACAACTCGCGCTAAAACAGGAGAAGGACCGAACAAACGAAACAGCAATGAGACCGTTGCGAAAAGCGACAATAGACAAATTCCCTGAATATATCGACCCGCGCCTGCGTAATTACCGCTCACGCTATGGCGCTATCAGTAATGACTGAGGAATTAACAATGAAAACAATGAAGCTAAACATCGACCTAGGCAAATACGTTATTACCGGAACCAAACACGATCTGATTCTTAGCGAAAGAGGAATTATCAAAGAAGGCGAGAATGCAGGGAAAGAAACACTAAGCCGTATCGGTTATTACAGCAAGTTTGAGCATCTGGTTAAAGAATTATGCAACCGTGAAATCCTGTTATCTCAGGCGCAGACGCTACAGGATATTCAGCAGCATATCGAGACTTTAGGTGTGTCACTTAGCATGGCCGTTGACCAGTTCGTGGAGAGTAAATCATGAGAGGACTTGCATACAATCCCGGCATTCTTCCGGCAGAAATGATTATTCGCCAACGCGTAAAGCCAATGCCATCGAGAGAGGAATTGCTTAAGAGAAAGAGTTTCGGTTCTGTTAATGACAACAAATATCTGAATGCGATGTGGCGTAAAGGAGGCAGCCAGTGAATAACCGTTTTTACATGATGTGCTTGCGTGAAACTGTGGGTAATAACGCCTCATTCCATTGCCATAACGGCAATGGTTACAGTTCTGATATCGATCGCGCTCATGTTTACACGCTGGAAGAAGCCCAAAAATCCTGGAATTGTGGTCGAGATATCGATCAGCCTGTTTGCGCTGATAGCGTGGATGCAATGGCTGTGTGGCACGTTGATTGCCAGTACATCCCTACAGAAAGCCTGATTGAGCCAGATTGTACTGCGTATGTGGCCTACAAAAAAGGTAGCTGGAACGGCAACGATGTTTACTGGCTTCAACACGGTGGATTGCCAACAGATGACTTCAGTAAAGCGACCATCTTTAGCGTCGCCAACAAAAACGAACCAGGAATAGTTTGGTTGCCATTTTCCATTGCTGATGCAGCAAAGCACCGGACGTTCAATATCAATAACTTTAACCGCAGAACAATGGTTCAGGGCGCAGGTTTGGTCATGCCTGACTGGTTGAAAGAGCAGAACAGAAGAAAGAAGTCGCGAAGCGGGAAGGTGCGTTGGAATTGTCCGCATTGCGGAAAAATAACCTGGCAGTACAGCCCATATGATTTTGAAGGCTGTCGTGATTACAACTGTGAAGGATGGCGAGAATGACAATTGACTATCAGGCACTGCGAGATGCGGCAGTTGCAGTAGAAACAGAACCTATGCATCAAAATTTTGTGGCGTTTCGTATGGCGTTCACGCCATCGGTGGCACTGGCACTACTGGATGAAATTAAGCGGCTGGAAGACACAAATATTGATGCTATGTGCCGTATTGCAGAGCTTGAGACTAATCTCGCGGCGCTGGTGGCAGAGAACGCCGGACTGAAACACGCAATGGCCGTAACTCTTGAGCATGTGTCGGTCACGGATGCAGGGCAGGCTGGTGTTGCTGCAATGATTATCAACGATGCCCTGCACCACAGCGAAACCCCAGCCACCGATGCTTTTCTGGCTGAAGTACGTGCGCAGGGCGTGGAGATGTTTGCTGAGTGCGCATACACACTTGAACATCATGATCACGCAGTAGCTTTTGCCGCTGAGCTTCGTACAGGAAATAAACAGTGAATGAGATTTACTACCTGACGTTACGTGAACGTTATTCACCAAAACCAGCGCCTAAATGCTCTGTTTGTGACGAGGAAATGTCAATACAGCGCATATCTGGAGCACATGTTGTTTATGCCTGTTCCGGTGAGGGTGATGACGGATATTTTAAGATAGGGCGTACTTTTGCAGACGAACATTATGAAAAATCACGCGTAACAGTAGTTGATGATAGTGATCCCGATGTGATTGCACTGCTGGACGAACTGGATAAAAGACAGCAACACATCCGACGTCTTGAGCAGGAGAACGTAGAGATGGCCCTAACGCTTGAGAAACTGCGTGTTGAGCTGGAGGCCGTTAAACAGCGGGAAAAGGATCTGTTTATGGAAAATGTTCGACTTAAGTCAGGTATAGCAGGTCTGATACACCTCGGTATTCGATATGCGGATGTCGAAGTCATGAAAATAGCTGGAGATGCCCAGCTTTCTACTCCCTGTACTGACAGCATCATAAACAGTATTGCATCAGGCGTTTTCACCAAAGAGGGTCAGCATTATGAGAACAGTAGAAGTTCGCGCTGAAGATGTAACCCCAGGTGATGTGGTCATAACATCTAAAGGCAAACGATGTGCGGTTAAATCTTTCTGGATGGAAGGTGACAAAGTGACTCTGTTCGGTACGGATGGTTCCGAAACGGATTATGACTACGACGAATTACTTGTTGTTGAGAGAGCTATCTAATGACCACCGTTAACAATAAGAAATGCTACCCAAGCGAGCAATATCTTAATGAGCTGATCACCAACATAGAGTTTGCTGCAAGGGCACCAGTTGAAGTCGTGAGAGCGATGGCAGCAGAGCTACAGAAGCGGCGCGAAGCTGATAGTGCAGAACCTGTAAGCCAAACTTACAAGTTGCCAGTTAATACACCTTGCCAAGATGCGCCAGCCCATATCTGGCTGCAAACGGCTGGAGTATGGCCAGAAGATGGCGAGTTAAGCGAATTAACGTGGTGCAGCCACAATCAGCACCATGATGACACGCTATATGTTCGAGCTGACCTTGTGAATGGCAACTCTCCGGTAATTCCGGATGGTTGGATAAGCTGTAGTGAGCGAATGCCGGATAAGTTAATTCCGGTAATGGTCATGTATGAAGACGGTGAGATGTGGTCTGCAATGTGGAATGGTAATCGCTGGGATGATGGCACCGAATATCCGGATCCGCACTCAGTTACGCACTGGCGTGAAATGCCAGCAGCACCGAAGCAGGAGGTTAACCGTGGCTAACCTGCAACTTGCCGTTAAAGGTGAATACTTCGATGCCATGATTCGCGGAGAGAAAACGGAAGAGTATCGCCTGTGTAATGACTACTGGAAAAAGCGCCTCGTTAACCGTAAGTATGACCGCCTGATTATCACAAAGGGATATCCGAAGCGCGACGACTTCAGTCGCAGAATTAACGTCCCGTATGACGGATATAAAATCAAGACAATCACACATACACACTTCGGAGATAAACCGGTAAAGGTGTTCGCGATAAAGGTGAATATCGACAATGAATGACAATCCTCGCACTCGCGGGGATTTCTTTTATCTGAAAAGGACAAAAGCATGATTAACAATATTGCAAATCAGTCTTCGTTTCCGGCTGCAACAATCGACAGCCAGATGCTGTTAAAGATGGTTAATGAGGCGCGGAAACTGTGCGGCGAAAAACCTGTTCGCAATAATGATTTTATTGCCAGAGTTAAGGATGAACTGGATGGTGAGTACTACGAAATTTTCGTAGTGCAAAAATTAAACAACACAACATCTGAAACTATCTCCATGACCTACAAACAAGCCCTCCGCGTCGCCGCGCGTGAGTCTAAAGCTGTCCGCCGTTCTCTGGTCGATCAACTGGAGTCAATGCAACAGCAACTGCAACAAAAAATCACCTCGAAATATTCGACTAACGGCCTTGAGGAATTCCGTAAAGCACGGGCGCTGAAAATGACCGTCGATACAATGAAAGACCTTTTCGGCTTCCTCCCCAACCTTGCCCCTGAAGCTAAACAGGTCGTTGCCGCCAGCCTGGTTAATCCCGTTGTAGGCGCTAACGTAATCCCGCTACCGATGATCAATGAACATTACTATTCGGCGTCAGAAGTTGGATCACAACTCAAAATATCCGCTAACAAGGTTGGTCGCATTGCCAATACCTACATGCTCAAAACAGAACAATACGGGAAATGGGTAGCACCACTCGCGCTAACAGCGAAGACTGCCTTTTTGCAGTGAAAGGAAATCTGCCTGAACGCATTAACGCCGGAATAATCCAGTCATTCACTGCACCGCGCCTTGATCACTCCCGCAAGCCGGATATGGCGCGAGAAAAACTTGTGCAACTTCTTGGCGATGTTCCCCGGATAGAACTGTTCGCCCGTCACACCTCGCATGGATTTGATGTCTGGGGTAACCAATGCGGAACACCATCCATTGAGATGGTTCCGGGTATTGTTAAATTTCTGGAGAAAACCAATGAGCGAAAAAACGACGTTGACAAAGGCATCACCAGTTGAATTAAGGCAGTGCCTGGAAATCGCAAATCAACTTGCCAGAAGTGGAATACGCTTTGTTCCGATCCCGATCACAGCAGATACAGAACTTCATCTGTTTGGTGAAATTCTTTCCCGAAAGCTGGATGAACTGGAAAAGCTGGTAGAAGAAGCTGACACCTCACCAATCGCATAACACCCCCACCGACATTAAAATATCAGGAGAAAAAAATGAACGCCGTACTCACAGAATTGAACAAATTAGGAAAAGCAACAGCCGACAGCATTTCTAAAGGTCTCAATATTGATTTGAATGACGTCATTGATACGCTGTGGAAGTTGAAAAACCAGGGGATCGTAAAGGTAAAAAACGGCATCTGGCAGGCAGTAGAGGGAGTTGGAAGCAAAACAGATATTGATTCAGTTCAACCAGTTCAACCAGTTCAGCCAGTGCAGAACAACATTATAGGTGACCTGCTACGTAAATCACGGAAAGAAGCGCGCCGCGCCGGGCGGAAACAGAAACGATGGGAGGGTGCATGTAAGGCGTTGCAAGAACCGAATAAATACCGTGACTTGATCAACGAATTGTCAGAGTGAACGTAGCGGGAATCCACGTCCTTTAGGGCGTGGATGATATCAGGCTGTTGAAATACATGTAGAAAAGGAGCGCATATTATGGAAGTCAACTTAATGACCGAAAAAGAGGTTTCTGATTTGTTACAAAAAAGGCGCACAGCTTTGTATAATTTGCGAAAAAAACACGGATTCCCGGAACCAGTACTTACTCATCCGGCGCGATATAGTCGTCAGGCCGTTGAACAATGGCTTAAAGCCGGAGGAATTAACCGAGCTGTTTAGCGTGCCAGAAAATTTTATCAGCATACAACTCATACGCATCTTTCTGTTCCGACAACCAGTCGTGTTTATTATACACGGCCATAACTCCCCCAAGTTCATGCCCCAGCATTTTTTCAGTGACGTGGGGCATAATTCCTTCCCCAGATAAATTCGTTACCAGAGAACGCCTAAAATCATGCGTTCTCCATTCAGGAATATCAATTTTCTCCCTTAACTTTTTCATGTACAAATTAGCCGACGAACGATCAATAGGTTTATCTATTTCCTGCCCGGGGAATAGCACATCAAAACCCGCATTAAGCAATCTCTCGATATAAGGTTTAACCTGAGTGAATACCGGACGCCGGATAATATTCCCCATTTTTGAATGCTCTTTTGGGGTTGTCCAGACCAGATCTTCCATGTTGAACTCACTGGCTGTCGCGAGACGTAGCTCAGAAAGTCTGGCCCCCCATAGCAATAGCAATTGATGTAACACCTTGTTGGAAGTAACTACTTTTGAGTTCTCCAGCGCCAGCCAAATTTTTGCCAGTTCCGTATAGGTAAGTACACGACTCCCTACATCTGGTTTTTTCCCAATATTCTTAACACTAAGCTTGAGTAATTCGCATGATGGGATTAACTGGCGGCTGATACACCAGTTAATAACTGAACGCAGTTGTAACAACAAAACACGAGCCTTTTTCTTGTTGAGGCTTTCTTGTTTGTCAAAGAAACGAGCCCATGCCGATACTGGGATACTGGCAACTGGCGAGCCTTCAAACTGTGTGTACATAGTGTTGTACACGACGGATCTGTAAAGCGTCTGTGTATTGGGTTTCAGATCAGTAACATACTTATCCCACCACTGATCCAGGCATTCTTTTAATGTCAGTTCGCCGTCACTGGGCGCAAAATAATTTTTAGGGTTAACTCCCTTCATGTACAATGCGCGCATCTCACCGACGATAACACGCGCGTCCTTCAGTGAAGTAGACGGATAGCGCCCGACAGTAAGACGTACTGGCTTACCATTCCAGCGATAACGGTACTGAAACGTGATAGTTCCTGCTGGAGTAATCCGCACACTTAACCCGTCACCATCGGTGATTTCAGCAGGGCCAGAGTAGGGTTTTCCGTAGAGGCCTCGTAGTTTGGTGTCGCTCAGTGCCAATGCTTTATATCCTGTACACAAGTTTATAATGTATTCTGTACTCAATATGTACGCATTAGCAAGTGAACAAAACACTTTTCAACGCAAAAGAAGATAATCAACCATGAACAAAAACAAACTTACACCTTGATTTTAAAACCATAAAGACGGTATTATCAGTCATATGGTGAACAACCAAAATCAATACGCAACAATGTCCTCTTAGTTAAATGGATA